GCTGGGCGAGAATGACTTCAGGCGCAACGCTAATGAGCTGGTAACGGTATCGCGCTGGGCTGGCACGGCAGCTTTTGAGGCTTACATTGAGGACATGCAAGTGCGCACGGACACTCAGGAGTTGATTAGCGGAAGCGAGATAGGCATCAATTATTTAGCTGGTGATCAAATCATTCCGCTTAGCTCGCGCAATGGCATTCTTAAGGAGGCGGCTTTTGTATCTGACCAGGAAGTCGCCGGTAAAAAGCAGCAGAAGGTGAGTGTGCATCTGCTGGAGAATGGATTCTACACTATCACTAACCTAACGCTTGACGAGAGCGGGAAAATCATTGGAGAGCCGGTCACAGTACGCACGGGCAGCCCAGTGCCGTGGTTCAGCATCATCCGCAAATCGGGTTATAACCGGCATGATGCAGCTTCAGTCTTTGGGGTATCTATCTTAGACGGCAATGAGGATGTGCTAAAGGGCTTGGACACTGCTTTTGATAACTTCATTGTTGACTTTATCTTAGGGCGCAAAATGGTCTTCATGAATAGCTCGCTCTGGTCTAAAGATGAAAATGGCGCATTTATTGCTCCGCAGATGATGGGCACACAGCTATTTATCAACGTAGGTGATAAGCTCAAAGCTGACCAGCAAAGCATGTTAGAAGAATACAATCCGCAATTGCGCGTGGCAGAGAATGCTGAAGGCGTACAAAGGATGCTGGATTTCTTTAGTTTCAAAGTTGGCTTGGGGCGTGGCTTTTACAAGCTGAATGAAGAGAGCATGATTACAACTGCAACTGAATATACCGGTTCGCGGCAAACGTTGGTACGCAATGTGGCGCGCGAGATGATCGGTATTGAGGCTGCACTCAAGCAGTTGATGCAGGCGCTGCTATGGATTGGAGAGAACGTGCTGCAAGTGCCAGGTGTAAAAGCGGACGCAGATGTAAGCGTGGTAAGTAATGACGGTTATATCACTGATGAATACACCGAGCGCAAAGTGTGGCAAGAGGAAGTAGCGCAAGGGTTGCGTTCAAAGCAAGAGTACCGCGAGCGCTTTATGGGTGAAACAGAACAGGAGGCGATAGAAGCGGTTGCTAAGATAAAAGCTGAGAACCCCAGTTTGACGGAAATGCTGGGTGAAGTAGAAGCTTAACGCTATGTTTTCACTCGCGCGAGTAGAGGACTTAGCCGACGCGGCAGCGCAAGGCTTAGCAAAGCTGAACACGCGTGTGCTGAAGACATTAGGCATGCGTATTGCCTGGGCACGCAAACAAAGCAGCTTTGACCGTTATGTGGTATTGAGTGAAGCGGATAGAGAAGCTGAAAAGCTATACAATGAAATTCTCAAGGCATTACGCAATGCCGGCGGTGATGCTGAGGAGATTTATACCAAAGCAGCACAATCAGCTTATAAATCCCTAAATAAATACTATGTAGCTAAAGGCTTAGAGCAGCTGCCATTTGAATATCAAGTGGCGCTGGTGAACTTTGTACGCGGCATGGCAGCGGTGACGCAAGGGAATTTGAGCAATATCAGCGGAACAACGGCGCTGGGTTATCGCGTGCTGGATTTAGAAGGGAATGTGCGCTATCGCGGCTTCAAGGAACATTATCACGAATTAGTTGACCAAGCGATAACAGAAGTGGCAACTGGGCAAGCGGATTACTCCAGCGCTATCAGGCGAGCAATGCGACAAACAGCGGATAGTGGCATCCGCTTTGTGGATTATGCAAGCGGGTACTCACGCCGGCTGGATTCGGCAATGCGGCAGAACGTGCTGGATGGCGTAAAGGCAATAGCTTATGAGATTTCCGAGCAAACTGGCAAAGAATTTGGCGCTGATGGTGTAGAGATAGATGCACACAATTATTGCGCGCCCGACCATTTGCCGTATCAGGGCAAGCAGTTCAGCAATGAGGAATTTGAGAAGATACAGCAACGGCTCAAGCGTCCGTTCGGTGCATGGAATTGTAGACATACAGTATATCCCGTATTGTTAGGCATCAGTCCGCCGGCTTATAGCGATGCTGAACTTAGCAAAATGGCGGCACAATCAACGGCTCAGCGTGAGTTTGAGGGCAATGTTTATACGGCTTATGAGGCAACGCAAGTACAGCGCAGGATAGAAGCTGAAATTCGTAAAAGTAAGGAACGGGCGGTACTTGCCCAGGCAGCTGAGGATGATCTGCTGCGAAAAGTTGAACAGCAGCGCATCAGTCAGTTAAGGGATAAATACACGGATTTATGCAAAGTATTTGGCTTGCCGTTTGCCGCTGATAGGATGCGGGTAAGTGGATTTAGACCGGTCAGGTGAGGAACTATATATGTCAGTGATCAACACGGCAATGAAGCGGAAAATTGTGAATATGCGTAATAGTGGCATGCAGTTTAAGGATATTGGTAAGGAGCTCGGCTTAGCCGTTGGAACGGTAAAGACGCATTATTATTTGGCTACTGGGCAGCCATCTGCACGGCGCTATATACCGGAGAGCCGATTTGTACGATATGACGAACCGCCCGTGATAGAAGGGGACGCACTGGTATTGCCTGATGTGGAGATTCCTTTTCAGGATTCTGATTTTGTCAATAGAGTGATAGATTTGGCTAATGCCTGGGGGATAAAGCAGGTGATCGCTGCCGGCGACCTGATGCACTTTGATAGCCTAAGTGGCTGGGAACCGAACTGGCACAATGGGCATGAGAAGTCAACGCTGACTGAAAAAGACGAGAGCGCGCTTATGGATTTAGCTAAGAGCCTACCTAAAGGCAAGCAGGCAGCGCTAATTGAAATTATAGGCAATACTAAGCCTCTGGATGGTAAAGACTTCGGTGATGAAATGGGAGAGGCGCGCAAAGTACTAAATGCTCTGGATGCATGCTTTGAAAGTTTTGTGTGGGTATTGGGCAATCATGAGGGCAGGTTGATTAGAGCCATAGATAGCCCGACTGATCCAGCGGAACTACTAAACATCATGCGCTTAGAAGCTGGCAAGTGGAAAATTGCCCCGTATTATTATTGCATTTTGAACAGTGGCGGAAAAGAATTCCGCATTACGCATCCCAAAACCGCTGCGGATAATGCTGCTCGGATGTTAGCAATACAATATCACCAGAACATACTAATGGGACATAGCCATAAGCTGATGTATGACTGGGATCCAAGCGGAAAGTATGCAGCAGTGCAAATGGGGCATTGTGTAGACGAGATGCGCTTGGCTTATGCAGCACAGAGAGATGCAAGGCGCAATGCGCATCTGTTAGGCGCAGTGATAGTACGAGATGGCTATATTTGGCTACTGCACGAAAATTGTGACTGGGAAAGTCTCAAGCGGTTAGTATGATATATTGCAACAAGTTAGCAAGTATGCTAACATATTACTGCCGATGCTTTGAGAGGTCGACCGTTTTGTAAGCGGTGCAACGCGGGTGCAAATCCCGCCATCGGCTTAGGATGGTATGATTATCATAATCACGCTTATTATGTTATAATTTTCTTATGGCTCCAATTCTTATAACGATTGGCTTGATTATCGGCATTGCAATTTATACTCTTATTGACGATATGTGCTCTGGACGGACTTACAAAGCAGATAGTGATAAGACCGCTGCTGAGCGTGGAATAGAGAAAGCGCACGATGACGAGCTACACCAAATTATGTGGGAGTAATCGTAACTCGTCACTAAATTGCTAAAAGTGACGATTTACTTTCAAAGTCAATTACAATTTGCAAAATAGTTTCAAAGCTGCTATAATTAGGGCAATCCAGCAAACTGGAGGTGGGAGGCAGTTGCCTCTGGAGCCAGCCGTAAAAAGCTGGCTTTTTTGTAGCTCATTTTGGCTATTCTGTGATACACAAAATGATATTCTCTGTAACTAATACATCACAACTTGACAGATTTCTTACACAGAATATAATACTTGCAGCGGATCAATGCTCTTTTCTTTTGAGTGCAGAATGTTTTACATCCCTGCGGTGAGGAACCGCAGTATCAGCCACCCGATAATGGGTGGCTATTTTTAATTTGCAATCCTGCAAAATTCTGCTATAATATCTGTACAGCCTTTCCAAGATTGGTTGTCTATCCTCAGGGACGCCTGAGGCGCCGTACGGCAGCATGGTCGGGGTTTGGGTTCATTCCAGCCCCGACCGATTTTTATGTTATACTTTCACTTGCAGAATAAACACTTGCATAATTGTAAAAAGCATGTTATGATTATTGTAATTAAATAGGGATTGCGGAGTTTACCGCCCGCCACAAGTTGTCTGAAATGGCAGCGATTGTGGCGGGTTTTTTATTTAACTTTGCATCCCATAACAGTGCCGACGGGCGATAAGCGGAAAGGATCGAAAATGGCAGATAATAGCCAACCCACTGAGGGAACTCAGGAAATCAGCAAGACGCAGGAAGCTGCGGAAAAAATCACTACGGCACAGCCGGACACTAACACTGCTGTAGAAGCAGGCAAGACATTCACACAGGCGGATGTGGATCGGATCATTGCGGAACGCTTGCAGCGTGAGCGCGCTAAGCTGCCTAATGACGAGGAACTCAAAGCCTATCGTGAGTGGAAGAAATCTCAACAGACCGAAGCCGAGAAGGCAGCAGAGCGCGAGAAGGAATATCAAGCGTTACAATCCAGAGCAATTGAACTGGAACGCGAAAATGCTGTGATCAAGGCTGGCGTGAAGGCTGATGACGCCGAATTTGTGATTTTCAAAGTATCACGAATGGAAGGCGACTTCAAGAAAAACTTAGACAGTTTTCTTGCCGAGAATAAAAAATATACTGAACCGGTTACTGAAAATGTACCCGGAACTAAGCACAATCCGAGCACAACGGATCAAGACGCTAATTTTATAGCAGCGGTTCGGCGGGGCGCAGGATTGAAATGAA